GGGGCATAGATATTAAGAATTGGTCGACATAGGGATCCTTACAGAATCCATCAAGCCACATATAGTAATCTGGATGGTATCGATAGAAATCTGTTCGTTGAGCTTTAAGTTCCAACATCAGTCTGTCTTGTTTACTCATAAGAGTGAGTGCGAAAGCATCAATGTCCTTCAAATCAATGAAATAACTATTGAGAAGAATTTCTGGTGGAAGACGCCTTTCGAAAGTGCTCACATCCTCACGGTCCATCATACAATTGTTATAGAAAATGTACTTTGATCCTTCGGAGCAACGATATCTGCAACGCAGGTAGGCATTCAAATCGAACTCTCTCTGTAGAATATACTTTTCCAACATCCCATGAAATTCAGGGGTGGAGGTATCAGAGTGTGTGACATAATGTGCCATAAGTCCTCTCTTTGTCTGTGCAACGGCAAACTCGCCTGGAACACAGAACATTCTGAAGAAACGATTGTAAAATGGTAATAACAATTCAATTTCTGGAGATAAGGGGACTTTTTTCGGCAATCGAGGATAGATTTGATCTCTATAAAAGCAATCCCATGGGGAAAGGCAGAGATCATCGACATCGAGAATAGAGTTCACGCTAGCAACATAAATTTCTTGTGCTTGCATGTGTTCTTCAAACTCGGTCGATAACGAAGTGATCATAGATCCAACTTCATCAAAACCATCAACTCGAGAGGTGTCTACTCGCTTACTTGTTCTTGCTGTGTAATCAGCGCAATTATAGTTGAAACGCATACCAGTAGTATAAATATTTCCTCTACTGATAAGATTGGGGCATACTTTATCAACTCGATAGCAATGGGTAAAAGTCTCTAAGCAATAACAAGCAGAAATTCTGCGAATAATCGCTTCGGGACAAGCCATATAATGCGAGATATTTTCACCTGGTGCACGATTCGTGGTGATGATAACAAGATCCGGTTCGATATAAACATTACCTTTCAGTTCCACATTGGGATTCAAAGAGGTCTTTCGAATATTGTTTACAAAATCCACGATTTTGTGCCAAGGATTCATGACTGTTGGACGATTTCCGTTTTCAGCACCCAAGTCATCAAAAATGACAACTTTATGGTTGGTGCGATATTCAGATTGAAATTCATCGGTTTCGTTCAAAGTCACGATATCAGTCGATCGAAAATGTTTGTATCGATCTTTCATCAAGCGAGCAGCAATCTTCAGAGCTGTGCCAGTCTTTCCACTACCTGGTGGTCCAACTAACAACACACAAAAAGGTTGTTTGCGGATTCTCCCATCCGCTGCATCTAATTTCAAAGTATCAAAGAGATGCGTAATCCTGGCGAAGGCAGTTTTCTTCCGTTCGTCGCGTGCAAAGATAGTGGTAAATCGAGTAAACTCTTTCAACCAAACTAATCTCTGTAAATAACGATCGCGGGTGAGGCCTGCAACCTCTTCGGCACCTGCTTTGATAGCAGCGGCCAGAGACAAAGTCTCTTCTATGTAACATGAAAAGTAAAACAATCCTGTGATAAAACTCAAACAGGATAATAAATATGTATATAAAAATGTATAACGTGTAAAAAATGTATAAATGTAATAATAAAATATGTAAAAAATAGAAATCCTATGTAATTCTAAGAGCATAATGGGGGATTAATCCATCATACACATCGTGTCAATTCTGTAACAGCAAAGCGTCCGAGATTTGATGACAAATCATCTCTCGTCGTAATCAGTTGCTGCACTCATTTGTTTCCCGTAGGTTAACCGCCATACAAAATGAATAAAATGGCGTAAGTGGGTATAGCCCCCACCTAAAGCTCGTCAATGCAAACTCCACAACTCTCAGCAAATAGCTTAGTGTTGTCGTTTACATAGTCTTCTTGATAATAGACACGAAGAATCTGTGTCATTTCATCATATGGAATGAATGAAATTTGTGCTTTCAACTGTGGGTTAAGATCAACTATATTGCGAATTTTCATCACAAAATCATCATAGGCCTCGCGCCCATGTAGATAAGCTTCTCTAAAAGATCCATCAGTGTAAGCACCAAATTGTTCTTCAAAAGACAAAGGTGACTCTGTGGGTTTCTTAACCCAGAAGAATTTCTTCAGGATTGAATCCCATTCAATTGGAGCAACGATCTTTCCCAAATCTGCATGTCTCACGAAATTACGCTTCAAAAACGTTATCTCAGAGATCGGTATGTAAGGAACAGACATTGCATCCTTTGTTGCCATAGTATAGCCAATATCAAGTTTTTCAAATTCTGCTTGACATGACGTATGGTTGTACCAACGACAACAGTGGCGTACAGACATTGCATTATCATCACCATAAGTTCCCAAACTCACATTTTCTGCAAAAGGTTCTCGAATAGAAGGCATCATGGAGTAATACACATAACGCATCATAAGAGAATTGCAAATACTGTTAAGTTGGACAGTGATAAGGTTCCCCGAGGGGTTCCCGTTCGCAAATCGGTACAAGTCACCATCAAACAAAATGTTAGGGTGAATAATGTCAGACAAGGCACCACGCAATAACTGGAGCTCATCTTCAGTGCAACCAGCAAGTTGATACCAAGATACCATAATTGCTGCCGCACCACTTGTGATTTGAGCTGCCATGCGGGTATCGAAACCAGAAAAATCACCGGCGATCATGCGTGTCGTACTAAAACGAGTTAAATAAGTATGAAATTCATCCCATTCTTTCGAAGTGGGATTTATTCCAACCAAACACTCAGTTTGC